GAATCCCTCCACCTCCCCCGCAAGGCGCGCGTAAATTCCTTTAAGCGTTCCCGCTTGGGCTTCTGCCTGTTTGATCACATCAGCGTTGTTACTCATCCCGGCGAGTGCGTTGACCGCATCAGCGGTGCCGACAAGCCCGAGAGCCAGCATCTCTGTTGCTTTCGCTGTACTGATCGCCACGCCACCCACCCTCGATAATCGCTCTGCCAAGGCCTCGTAAACAGGAAGGCCCATCGCCTTGAGCGCTTCAAAGTCATCCTTGGAAACTATGCCCGTTCTCGTCATGTTCTTAACGACTTCGCCAAGCTTGTTGAAGACGTCCGTGGCACCCGAGCCAGCAATCAAACTAGTGCGCCCGAAGCTTTCAATCATGCGTGCCGCGTCTGCGCCCGAGACCCCGAGGCCTAGAAATTCGGTTGCAAGTTTCCCCACCACATCCTGTGCGATGCGCCCCTGGTTGGCGATCTCGCCCATCACGCCACCAAGACGCTCTGCATTGGCTTCGCCAGCGAGCCCCTTGATGCGGGTCAGGATCTCCTCGGTGTTCGCAAAAGCCATCACCGCTCGGTCGTAGATTTTGTAGACGCCGTAAGAAGCGAGAGCACCCCCGATGGCGGTAACCGGGTTCATAATGAGGTTGGTCACGCTTTTGAAAATAGAAGACGCAGCGGACTTGATTTTGGTTTCGACATGATTGAGAAATGCTGCGAGCTTGGACTTGGCTTGCGATTCCTTGGCGGCATCGCCACCACCTACTGGAGCTTGCCCGCCTTGCGTGAGGAGCTTCAGAGCATCCTTGCCCGACACTGCGCCCGATGCGATCCGCTTCATGACCTCTGCCGTGCTGACCGCTTTACCTTCGACCTTGGTCAATTCCTTGGCCATCATGTCGAACGCTTTCACGCCCATGCTTTCCAGCGCTTGAATATCTTTAAGAAGAACCTTGTCGCTTTCGCCGATCTTTCCGAGGATGCCTGCAAAAGCTTTGCTCGCTTCGCCTGCGTTCTTCGCAAACTTGCCTATACCCTTACCGAACTTGTCCAGGGTAGAGGTGATCGTGTCCGCATCGAGGCCGAGCTTCTTAAGCGAGACCGCAAAGGCGAGAGCGTCATCTGCGCCGAGCTTGGAGGTCTTCGCAAACTTATGAAGCGCGTCGCCCATAATCCCAGCGACATCTTCCTCGAAATGCTTGGAGGCCTCGGAGGTCACTGCCTCGAGGCCGCCTAGGTCATCCTTAACCTTATCCAAGTTCGAGATGAAGTCAGTTATGGAAAGACCCATCGAAACATTTAATGATCCGATAGTTTTTGCCATCACGACTCCTTAGTTTTTCTTAGTGCCCATCGCTTGCGCCCAAGCCTTCAACCCTGCGAAGTTGTCCGGCTTCTTGTGCTCACCGTACCAGTCCGGGATAAAGTCCTTGACCTCGAGCACCTTCGACTCCGAACCCCGCCACACGTTCGCCGTGGTCGAGCAAATCTGCGCCGCGTGAATGTCGCCCCGATCAGCGTCAAGAGGTTCGATCGTGCTGAAGGCCATCCACTCGGTGAGCTCCTGGGCATCCATGCCGTCTAGGAGTTCGCCGACTGTTTTTTTCAGATGCCCCGCCAAGCGGAATAAGAACCGCCGACCAGGGCGCTCGATTAGTTTTTTCTGGCGTCTTCGACTGCTCCGCCACTCATGCCGTTATGACGGGCACACGCATCGAAGAGGATGCCAACAAGAGGCGCTGGCATCTCGCCCACAGCGTCAACCTCGGCATCGGTAAAGATCCGCTTGCCTTGATCATCTGCGATGGATCTCACCACAAGCTTGGCTCGGATGTTGCTCAAGTTGCCCGACTTCGAGCCCGCTGAGATTTCGCTTTCGAGTTGGTCACGCTCACGGGAGCTAATCACTCGCAAGAACACTTTGCCACCGAGCTCGGGGATCTCGATCTCCCCGAGCTTATATGCGCTGCCTGCGCTCAATAACTTAGCTTTATCTAAAATGTGAAACTCCTTAATCTAATGCGTAGGTTATTTTGCCTACTGGTTTAACGCCCACGGTTGCTTTCACCGTGTTATCGCCCGTTGCGATGCCATCGACTTGAAACTTGGTCACGATGCCATCGAAGGTGATGGTCGAGGTGTCGGCCAAAGTAATCACACACGATTTAGCTGCGCCGTATTCTTCGATGTAAGCGCTGATCGTGGTGAGTGCAGCATTGCCCACACCTACGATGGCGGTGGCAGACATCTCGCCACCATCGATCAAACCGCCAGCGTACTCCTTAGCATGGTCTGCGCTCAAAAGGTTGGTGATGTCCACGGTGCCACGGGTCGCACTGGGTGGTGTGATATCGGTCACGCCGGTGAGGGTGGTGCCGCCGATCGTGATTGCCGTGCCTTGGGTCAGTACTGCTGCCATAATTAAGACTCCCTATAGATGATGGAAAAATCCAAAGACGAATGATAAAACACGGTGTCCGAGCCTTCAAAAAACTCGGGCTGATCTTGCTCATCACTCACGCTAACACCGAGAACGACCACCCCGGAGGAGGTGCCGCGAAAGTTGTCCATCACGATTCGCATTTGATTCATGATGGTTTCGACTTCCGATTGAGTTGTTGCTATGACATCGCACTGCATTCGCACTTCAGGCACCTTGGTGTTACCGCTGTCGAGGGTTGCCGACCTTATGGTGCTGATGCGGTGGTAAACAAGGTAAGGCATCGTGGGCTTCTGCGGTGCTCGACCTGGATAAATGCGACTCCCCACGAGACCGGTCATCGTGGCATCGGCAACCAAACGAGCGCGAAGGGCTTTGGAAGCACTCATGATGAGCCCTCATTGATGGTGTCGTGGAGAACTTTGGCCATCACATCGATCGCTTTAGTCTTGTTGCTATCCCATGCCCTGCGAAGAAAAGGAAACGGTGCGGAGCCTGGGTGAATCGCACCTTGAGCTTTTGCTTTTGCACCCTTACGCTTTAATAAGATTTCATTCGTCAGGTCGTTCTTGCCGGTTGGGTGCGCTGCTGTGCCGTACTCTACAAAATGCGAGTACTTAGTCGGGATGCGCTCGACGCCACCAATGATGCGCCCTGCTCTGCGCTCTGCCCCGATAACCGAGTAGCCGAACTGGGCGCCCTTGCGCAGTACCACTTTTTCTTTTGATCCGATGGAGTCATGAAGGATGGAGTACTTGCGACGCACGCTGCTCTTCGCATCGGTCACGATAAGGGCACCCGCTTCATGAAGAGCCTTCTTGAGCCCTGATCTTTTTACTTTATCGTTGATGTGTTCCATGAGGTTGAGTAAACCTTTGAGGGCGGAAGCATCGATGTTGATTGCTGCTCTAGGCATTACGCACCCCTTTCAATCGCATCGATCTCAAGTTCCCATGAGCCCTCATCAATGTTTCTGATGCTCACGATTTCGAGGATGCGGTTTCCCATCGAGATGCGATCACCGTGAAGGATGCCATCTTTAAAACGCACTCGCACACGGTGCGAGATCGAAGCTTGTCTTGCCATGCCTTGCTCTTGCTCCCTACCTGAGAGCGGGCGAACACTCGCCCAGGTCGTGTAGTAGGTAGACCAAGAACGGGTAACCTGACCGTAATCATCCACGGTGGCAGATCCATCACGCTGGAAGCTTATTCTCTGAGTTAGTTCGCCTGCTTTGAGCATTAGTTGACAATGCCTCTCGAGAACATTTTGACGATGTTGTCGACGGCGTAGGGGGTTTCGTAGCCTTGCGCTTCTCCCACGGTCTCGCGCTGGTTGTACCAGTGGGCCACCAACATCTTGATCGCTTGTTTTAAAATCGCTGGTACTTCGTTAGCGTTGCCGCAACCTGCGACATAAGTCACCACGATCGAGTTGTAATCGTCGAGGTAGTCGGGCCAAGTTTCATCGTAGGCGGGCATAACACGGGCAGGGTTAGCCGTGATGTCAACCTGATAAAGTTCGTCATCCCATGTCTGGAGGTTGCCATCAAGGTCGTAATATTGGATTGAGGACACTGACTGAACTGGGCCTTCGAGATAAAGGATGCCGCTGTCAGGGAAATCGTCGATCGAGAGCGCAAGAGTCTGCGTCACCATTTTGTGACTTGCCATCTGCTCGAGCTGCTGTCGTGCTGCGGTGATGAGCCCTTCGATGAGAGCGTCGTCATCTGAGTTATCAACGCGACTGTGCAGTTTCATTTCTGCAAGGGTGATCGGTTCGGTCGCTGGAGGAGTAACAACGGTCAACATTAGCGCTTCTCTTTTTGTTTTCTTGAGGTTGCCTTCTCAGCCTTGTGTTCTCGGGTTTCCGAGATCGGAAGAGCGGGCGCCTCAACAGCGCTCGCCCAACCGAACCGGATGCAGTTCGCCGCCTCTGTGAGCGGGAGGTCGTACACCAGATTTGCATCGTAGGTGAACGCCAGACCCGCCACAGAGGTATGAAATTTAATTTTCATTAGCTAGCTGCCATTACCAAATGCTTAATCGGATCAGTGCCAGCATCGAGGATTCTTCCGTCGTGACGACTGAAGCCCACGAAACCAACTTGGTGATAATCCGCGTACCGTTCCTCGAGGCGAAGGAGGGTGAAGTCCTGCACATCTCGGATGATATACTTGGAAAAATCGCCGAAGAAGATGGCCTTCGCTGAAGCAGCGAGGGTTGCACAATCTTGATTGATCACGATCGGTGAGCCTAGCAAAGTACCAGGAGATGAAGCACTGATATCGGGCTGGAAGATCGGACGATTCTGATCATCGACCAATTTCCTGATCGCCTTAAAAGTGCTGTCGTTCATCATGAACCTAGCATTGCCACGGTAGGATGGGTCAACGCTGTGCTGAAGATCCACAAGCTCACCGTAGGTGATCGCTGTGGTTGCGGCAGCGGTAACGCCAGCACCCGAAGCAATGATGCCCTGGGGCTGGGAACTATTCGTCCCAATTGTGAAGTGACTATTAAGTACCCGTGCGACCCTCTCCCCAAGTGCGCCGCCGATGAAGCTTTCCAGATCAATCGCGGAATCTTGCAAGAGTTCAGCGGAAACTCGTATGAGTTTGCTGGAGTACTTGTAAGCCTTCAAGGTGATCTGGCCGAAGGTCACATCTTGCTCAGCAACTTGAGTATTTTCTGCAAGGATCGCTCCAACATTACTATGATCGCTCACAGTAGGAATCGGGAGGTCATTTCCCTCGGCGGTTCGGAGAATGGTTGCGACTTCTCGCATCCCACCGAATGCCAGCAAGGAGGCTTCGAGCTGATTCAAGAAACCCTGGGGAACGGTGTAACCGCCAGCGGAACCGGACAAGGATTGCGCACGAGCTTCGCTCTGATTCTTAGGGGCTTTAGCGTTGAGCTTGAAGCTCAAGCGATTGTTTCCAAGTTCAAGACCGGATCGCTGTGCAGCAACTCTCTGAGCATCAGATGCTCCGTTCACGCTGTGAAATCCAAGCCAGCCACGGAGGGCCAACGCTCGGTCTGAAGTTGCTTGACGATCGCCAAAATCGCGTACAAACGCAGGAGCCTCGATCGGGCTTGAGCGACGTGCAGCGGGCCTTTTGGAAGATGCTTCCAAGGAGGCAAGCTTTTCGCTTCTTG